TTTTGCGATCGCCTCAATGGCTTTCTCGTCGAGCGCGGGGCGAAGAAATGGCTCCGCCTGCATATTGGCCGTGCCGAACTCGACCAGGTGTGCATAACGAGACGGCGATGCCTTCACTGCCTTTTCCGACCCCTTGCGCTTAACCAGCCGCGCCGGTTTATACCGAATGGCGCCAACCGAGACGACCGCAGAGCCGGCCTTGGACTTCTTCCGGGCGCGGCTCGAAATACTCTTCTCCAACAGACCACTATCGACCGAAGGGTTGGCGCGCAGATTGGCGCGGGCCTGCTTTGCGATGATGCGCGCTCCGACGCGCAGAGAAGCCGTGACGACCCGTTTTGAAACCCGCTCAGGCAACTTCTTGAGCAGATCCTCAATCTCGCGCGCGCCGTTCACATAGACTGCCATCGGTCATCCTTCCGTTGGGGTGCCATCAAGAATGACGTCCTGGCCGTCGATCTCGAATGAAACGGTCACAAGGCTTCGCCCGTCATCATCCTGCTCGACGGCAATCGCTGATTGCCCCGGCAGCAGCACACCATGCTCATCGCACAGAATAAGAGCCCTACCGCCGCGTACACTGGTGCCATCCACCGTCCGGATTACAATTTTCATGTCACGCCTCCTGCAGGGACTGGCAGTGCAGCCACATCTCACCCAACTGCCGCGTGCCCGTTACATCGACGATTTCATAGCTGCGCTCACGCCAGAGAATGCGATGCCGTGTCGTCACCTCGGGGTTGAACGGGATGACGAAAGCGACCCGTTTCTGATCCCCGATCTGCCCGCCTTTCAGATATTCGCGCCCTTGGCCCTCCACGGCCTTACCCCACCGTTTATAAAGGAGCACCCAGGTCTCCACCTGCTCGTTGATGCTGTTGACCTCGATTGACGATGCCATGATTGAAAGGCGCTGGTCGCGCTGGCCGATCGGCGTCACCATCAGAACACCGACGGGCGATAGAGATCACAGATCCGTACCACCGGCGCTGGCAGATCATCCTCAAACCCCGCCGCCAACATCGCATCACGATTGACGTAAAGATGCCCCGTCATCAGCTTCACCGCAGAGATCAGCCCCTTTGGGCATGCGCCCGCCGGATATCCGACGGTGAATGTCGCCATCACTTCCCCGCCGGCCACAGGCCAGGCCGTGCCGACAGCGGGGAGCAGCCCGCCATCGGCACCGACCCGCCATCCACCGGCCGTCATCGCGACCGGTGCCCCCGAAGCGTCCAGATAGGATATCGCCGTCACCGCCAGCGTCGCCGCCGGCCCCACCCCTACCATCATGCCGGTACCGAAGCCCGCAAACCTGGCCACCAGCCCCACAGTCGGCGCAAGGCGCAGGCTCGCGCATTTCTGCACCAGGTCGATCGCGGCATCACGCAGGGCGATGACCAGATCGTCCTCCCCGTCATCGTCGAGGCGCAGGTGCGCCTTGATAGCGGCAAGCGACACGATCGCGTCGGCATAGCCGTCATCCTCGATGACGGGGGAGAGCTGGAAAAGCATGGGCCTGCGCCTCTGCTGGATCAGTCGACGGACACGGCGAGCGACCTGGCGTAAGCGACCGCCGCCAGATCGGGATCAGCCCACCCCGCGTTCTTGGCCGCCTTCGCCTCGGCCGGCGACAGCCAGATCACGTCGTCCGACTTATGGTCAAGATGGGCACTGAGCACGCGCACCTCGATCGTGCCCGCCGGCGGGCCGTCCACGGCGGCAGGAGCGGCATCGGCCGCCGCCGGTTCATCTTCAGCCGGTCCATCTTCGGCAGCCTCATCTTCGACCGCAGCCTGATCGTCGGCGGACGCCTGTTCTTCGGTGGCGGGAGCGGCGGTATCGGTCAGGTCGGCGACGACCGGAGATTTACGATTGGCCATATTGACCTCCTGGGAATGAATGGAAATGCAGAGACCGGCGGCGCCCCGCGCCGCCGGGCGTCACGCCATCAGGTGGCGCTGTTGCGGTACGTCTTCACCGCGCCGCCGATATCCATCAGGTTGCCGCCGCTGCGTAGCCAGGCCAGGAAGCCCACCTGCCCCTTCTTCGCATAGGCGCTGTCGGTGTAGCGCTGCAGCTCGATCAGCATCACGTCGCGGATGACATACTTCTTCAGGTCGCCGAACGCGATCGACAGCGCATTGGCCGCCATCTGCGCGACATGCTGGTTGGTCTTCACCGCATAGCCCAGCACCGTGTCCAGCTTGCCGTTCGAGGCGACATCCCATCCAGGCAGGAAGATCGGACGGCCATTGGTGTCCTTCAGCAGCTTCAGCTGCATGACGCTGTTGTCATGCATCATGAAACCGCATCCGGGGCCGCGATAGGCCGGGTCGACACTGTGCTCAAGGCGGACCAGGTCGTCATAGGTGACGGTGGTCGTCTGCCCCGTTGCGCCGGTGCGACCGATCGTCGCGGCGGTGATCAGGCCCGTGGGCTGATTGGTGCCGGTGCCGACCGTAAAATGCCGGTTCGTCACGCGGCCAAGGCGGGTGGAAAGGCGATTGCGAACGAAGGCCTCGACGTCAATCTGGCTGTCCATCAGCAGCTCGACCGGCACGGTGATGACCTTGGAGCTGTACTTGTAGACCGGCAGATTCTTCGTGCCGAACGTCGCATCCAGATCCGTGGCGGACTGGTTTTCCGCGACGATCTCACCCTCTTCGCTCGAACCATCGCTGGTCGGCCAGGCCATCGGGTTACCCTGGGTGGTGCGGATCACCTCCGCCGCTTCGCGCATGCCGCCAAAGGCGAGCAGCGCTTCCAGCACCTGCGTGGCGACATCGGTCTGGATGGTATAACCGCCCTCGCCCGGCGTCGTGGTCGACATCGTGTTCTGGATGGAAGCGTTATATTTCTGCCAGTCCTCGGCCGACAGCGCCTTGTCGCCGCCGCGCAGCCACTTGGCGAACAGGTTGGACGCCTCCGACTTGTCGTCCTTGCCAAGGCGCAGGGCAGCGTCGATCACGCCGTCGCGCAGGGCGGTTTCGGCGGCCAGCTGGTTCATGCGCTGGTGGCGCTCGATCTTCGCGTCGATCTGCTCGATCTCGGCGATGCCGGCGTCATAGGTCTTCTGGTTTTCGTCGGTCCAGGCACCATCACCCTCGACCAGTTCCTTCAGCGCTTTGGACTTCGCCGCGCGCTGCTCACGCAGAGCCTGAATGCTCATTTCGCTTCTCCATAAAAAAGGGCCGCGAAATGCGGCCCTTGCTCTACTCCCTTTGCGCGGCGCGCTCAGGCAGCTCGTGTCAGCAGGTCGACGGCAAGCCGCCGCTGTCGTGCTGAAATCTCGTCTCGCCGGTCATCGGTGGTCGGCCTCGTGTCCAGAACCGGAGGCTCCGGATCGCGAGCGGGCGGTTCATCCACCAGGATCTTGTTCACCGGCGGATGATCGAAGGCGGAAAGGTTCCACGCCTTCCGGCCGATCGCGTTTTCAGTCTTGCCGGCGGTTTCGGAAATCACCTCGTCGATCAGGCCGGCGGCAAGCGCCTCCTCCCCGGTGAACCAGGTCTCGGCATCCATCAGCGCCAGCCAGTCCGCGTCGCCGCCCGCCTTCGCCGCGTAACTGGCCGCGATCGTCCCGTCGATCTTCTCCAGCAGCGCCGCTTCGGCGCGCAGGTCCACCGCGTTGCCCATCATCAGCGTCCACGCCCGATGGATCATGATGAAGGCACCGGGCGCCGCCACCACATGGTCGCCGGCAATGGCGATATAGCTGGCCGCGCTGGCGGCCAGGCCATCGACATGACAGGTGATCTTGCCCGAATATTCCCGCATGGCCTGGGCAATCGCCCTGCCGCCGAACACATCGCCGCCGGGGCAGTCGATCCGCACGGAAACGTCGCCGTCCATGCCCATCAGCTGGCGCGTGAAGCCTTCGGCGCTGATCCCGCCCCACCATTCCGCTTCGGACTCCGATCCGGCGATATAGTCATACAGGTAGATCACATTGCCTTCGGCAAAGATGCCGGCGCCCTTGCTGGCGTTGCGGCGATACAGGTTAAGCAGCCGGTTGCGCATTGGCCTGTCCTTCACTGGATTTTGCTTCGTTGCTGGATTTTGCTTCGTTGAACGTGTCGCCGCCCTCGGTCTTCCCGAAGTTGATCAGCCCGCGCACCTCGTCGCGGGTCATGAAACCCTGCTCCCCGGCGCGGCCCAGGGCACTGCGGAATGTCTCGAACAGCGTCTTCAGGTCCGCCCGCTCCAGCTCGAAGGTGTCGAACTCGGCAACGCGGGAAGCTGTGCGGAACAGCTTGCGATTGATCTCGTTCTGGAACGCGATCAGGTGCCGGCGCAGCACATAGCGCACGAAGCCCGTGCCCATCTCCGCAACGCCGCTGCCCCAGCTGGTCGTCTTCTCATTGTGCCCGACCATGAACGGCGGCACGCCATAGACCCGGGCGATCTCCTGCACCTGGAAACTGCGGCTCAGCAGCAGCTCCGCGTCCCGGTTCGGCATCGTGATCGTCTTGATGTCCATGCCGCCGGTCAGCAGCATCGGCTTGCCGCCCTGGCCGTTGCGCTGGGCATGTTTCTCGTCGATCTGCGCGCGCAGCTGCTCGACCTGCTCCTTGTCGAACTTCTTTTCCTGCGGCGCGACCAGCGCATAATCCGGACGGGCCTGGTTCGCGAAGAACTGGCCCGAATAATCCTGCATCGCCAGCGACACGCCGCCCGCGACCTGCAGCGCATAGCGCAGCGGCGACAATGACCGCGTGCCGTCGAAACCCAGCGACGGCACATGCAGCACATCGTCCTGGTCGAGTACGCGGATCTCCTGCGATCCCACGCCCGGCTCCGGCCACACGATATAGGCGAGCCGCGAACCGTCCGACCATGGCACCGGCTCGGTGCGCAGCGGGTGCAACGGGATGATCCCCGTCACCCGCGCGCCGGTGCGCTGGATCTCGGCATAGGCATCGCCATGGAACAGGCGCGACATCACCAGCCATTCCCACCCGGCCGAAGCGACCCAGCGCGGACAGAATTCCTCGTTCAGCGTCCACCACAGCGGATCATTCTCGCGCCGCGTCCGCTCGCCGTCGCCCTTTCGGTCGTACAGATGCATGGGCAGCGTGGAGATCGCCCCTGAAATCAGCGAGACGCAGGCCCACACGGTTGAGATCGTCAGCGCGCTGCGTTCCGTCACCACCGGAATGCCCTGCAGCGGCGAAGATCCGGCAAAAACCTCATAGATATCCGTGCCGCGGCGGATCGCGGGCAGCGGAATTTCGGCCGCATTCTGGATGCCGGCCAAATTCTGAATACCAGCAGGCGCCGCATCGGGCACAGGCGCCGCAGGGGCGTCGGCGCCCAGCAGCCAGCGGCCGATTGTCGTTCGCATGCTCATAGCAATATGATCTCCGGCGGAATTTCGGGCGCCTCCCCGGCCATGGAGACGGCCCTCGCCATCACCGCAGCGACAATGCCGTCGATCTTGTCCTTCGACCGCTTCTTCGCCGGCATGTAATTCAGGTTCTCGTCGAACCGGATCATCGTGTTGCGGGCCATATATTCCAGCACCGGATGCCCGCCATGATCCAGCTTGGTCGAATAGACCATGCGTTCGAATTCCTTGGTCGCCTCGCCCAGGCTGCGGATGCCCTGCCGGACCTCCCGGAAGTCCTCCGCCTCGAACCCCTCTTTCTGCAGGTCGGTGAGCAGCTTCGTGGCATTCCACGGGTCATAGGCTGTCAGCACCAGCTCGAATTCGCTGCGCCCCCACGCGATCGCCTGCTTCACATAGTCCTGGTCGACCTGGTCGCCGGGCGTCACCTCGACGGCGCCGGCGGCATGCCATTTGTCCCAGGCAATCTTCGTCTCGCTGATCCGCTTCGCCATCATGCCTTCCGGCATCCAGAAGCGCGGCAACAGGCGCCACAGCGGATCGTCCGTCGTCGGCTCGAACAGCCACACATGCGCCGTCACGTCGATCGTGGCGGAAAGGTCGAATGCACCAAAGCAACGCCGGCCGCGCATGCGCTCGGCCATCGTGCGCCAATCGCTTGCCTTGCACGCCTTCCACTTGGCCGGCGGCAGCCACAATGCATGATCGTCCACCCACTGGTTCAAATGATAGCATTTGAACCGCGCTTCCTTGGCCGGGCTACCTTTCGCCGCCCTGGCTTCACCGCGCAGGAACTGCAGCGTCGGCGAAAGCCCTAGCGAGGGGTTCGCCTGACGCCAGACCGTCTCGTCTTCCCAATCGGCATTTTCCGGTGCGGCAAAGATCACCACCAGCACGGCCGGATTGTCGATGTCGCCCGAAAGGATCTGCTCGCTTTCCTCCCACAACTCCACGCCGGTCGGGTTCGTCTTCAACCCGGCCGTCGATGCGAACAGGCCGATCGGTTCCAACCGGCTGCCCTGCCCGCCGCGAAGATCGTCTTCGATCTTCCGGCTTTTCCATTCGTGCATTTCGTCGCCAAGGGTCACGGTCGGCCCCTTGCCGTGCTTCCCCGCCTGTCCGCCGGTCAGCAGCAGGAAGGACGATGCCAGCGGCTTCAGCCACATGTGCGACGTGTGCACCTGGATATCGGCGGAAAGCGTATCGCTCAGCGCGATCATCGCCTTCATCTTGTTGAACGGGATCTCCGCCTGCTCTTCATCGCGGGCAAAGACGAACCCTTCCCCGCCATGAACGCCGTCCATCGCCCAGAACATGAGCGCCAGCGCGGCCAGGAACTCGGACTTGCCATTCTTGCGCGGTATCCAGAGCCGAAGCGTCTGGAATATCCGCACGTGCTGCAGCACCGTCTCACCCGTCCAGGGGTCGACGATCTCGATCGGGTGTTTCCACCCGAACAGCAGCCGGACGTTGATCTCCTGCCACAGGTTGAGCCGGAACGGCACGCCGGCGAACCTGTCATTCGTCAGCTTGAACGTCTTGGGCCAAAGGTCGACGACGGCGTCGGCCTTGGCATGATCGAACCATGCACCGGGCTGCGCCGCCGCCTTCTTCCAACCCGTTATCGCCCATCCATAGGACTCGTCGTCGGCAATCCGCGCCAGCCATGCCGGTAACGGATCATCCTCGGCCCACCAGGGCGACGGCATGGTTGGCGGCATGTCCTGCTCGCCCGTGCGAGCCGCCACCATCAGTTCGGCTTTTGCCCGGGTGGAGCGGAATTCATGCTCGCCAGCATGCCGACACGCGGCAAATTCTCGGCAGGTGCGGCGTCGGCCAGTTGCGCCGGCGCCTGAGCATGGGCCTGCGCCTGCATCGATGCAGCCGAAGATTGCTGCGCGCCGGGTGTCTGGAACAGGCCCGGGTTCAGCCCCGCCGCCAGGGCCTGGTTCTTGAACAGGTCATATTCGTCATGCGGCGTCAGGCCGAACTGGCGGGACAGCGTCATGACATTGTCGAAGCATTCCTGCCGGCGTTTCACCCCCGGATGGTCGCGGATCATATATCCGCCGGCGACCGTCTTCACGCGCTGCGTCATGCCTTCGCGTTTCAACTGGTCGTTCAGCGCCACCCAATCGGCGAAATAGACGCAGAAGGTCGCGAAGATCAGCCGATGCTGTTCCTGCAGACGATGTGTGCGGGCAAGCCTCGGCGCCATATCCTTCCACACCGCCACGGCGCCGGCATAAAGCGGCCCCTGGTCGATCATCGGCGGCGGGCTCAGCACATCCTCGCCGGAAGGCCGCGCCAGCAGCTCGGCGACGCGCTTCTGCTCGTCCTCACGCTTCTGGACAGCCGACTTCCGGCGGTTCGGAAAGCCCTTCTGTTCCTGATGCGGGTCCGGCTTGCGTCCCTTGACCATAACTCACTCCCCGGCCGACCGATTACGCGGCCCACCTCCCTCGTTCAAAAAGCCACCTGAAATCAGCAGCCTAAAAAAATGTTTCACGCAATTTCGCGCCGTTTTTTCCGGACTTGAGCACCCGGTCTTGAGGGGCATCCGCCTAAGGTTTGACCCACCCCCCCCTCACCGTGCGCCCGCGCAACAATGTTGCGTCAAAGCGCAACCGTCGCCGCCTCGGCCCGCCACTCGGCCAGGGTCGGCACCCCGAGGCGCCTCGCCAGCTGGTCGATCGCGACCACGCCCTGCCTCTCGACGCCCTGCTTCATGATGCTGTGGCAGTCGGTGCAGCAAGGCACCCACCACATGCTGACCCAGAACACTCCGTCATGCACGCGATGCGGATAGAGGTGGTCGACCAGCGCGGTCGCGCTTACCCGATCCTCGATCTCGCAATAGCGGCACAGCGGATGCCGCTTCCGAAACGTCGCCGATGCCTTCGCCCAGCGATGATTATACCCACGCTCGGCAGCAGAGCCGCGCCGCGCGTCATACTCCTTGCGAACCTGCGTGCCCGGCCGATAGCCCGGCGGCCGCAACTGAGGCGGACGAACTGGCACCGGCAGTCTCCACAAAAGCGACGGGCGGCAAGCCGAAGCCGCCGCCCGTCAGTAGGGGTCCAATCAAGCAAGGGTATGCCCGCATAGCCAGTGCCAAGCATATCTGCTGAATGGCGCATTTTAATGCGGAAACGAACACCCTTTATTTAATGCGGAATTATTCCGGGGGTTGACAGTGTCCGGACAAAGGAAACTGCCAAAAACGAGGCATCGCACCCCTAAAGGTTAACGTTTGCCTTCGCCGCAATCCGGGTGATCGCCCGGTTGTAGCGCATGCGCAGGGCATCGGGCTGGACGCTCGCACCCATCACATGCGCCACATCCGGCCACCCGAAGCCGCCACCATGCCGGCGCAGCTTTACGGTGATGACGGCGGCGATCAGCGGCCGGTCACGCTCGAACACCCAATCGATCCACGCGCCTTCCCCGGTGAACACACTCTCCACCATCGTCACCTGCGCCGCGCGCAGCCCAGGACGCCCCGGTGCCGCCTCGAAGTAATCGCCAAAGGCATTATGCCGCACGACGGCGGGCATGCTGGAGCGCGACGCCGAACTGAGCCACCCGCGCTCCGCATCGGGCAGGCGCATCATATAGCCCCACGCCTCGATCATCCGCTCTTCCACCGTCTCGAAGGTCCAAAACATGCCCTCGCCCGATCCTTCCACCGCTGGAACCATCACTTCCCGATCCTTCCACTCACCAACACACTGAAAGCACGTAATTAATTCTCTCATTTGGAAGGATTGGAAGGATTGGAAGGATTATGAATATTCTATCCTCACACATGCCCGCGCACACCCGCACCCGCGCCTGTCATAGGGTTTCAAGAAACCTTCCAAACCTTCCAATGGCGCAGAAATCCGCCATTTCTTCCTTCCATCTATCCTTCCGCCAACCTTCCACTTGGAAGGATCGAAAGCCTAATCCCACCCCGGCACGTGGTCGTCGTCGGCCCACGGCGGCGCGTCATCGGGCGGCGGATCGGTGGGCGATGCCTGCGCGCGCCCGCCTCCCCCGTCCTCAAAGGTCACGACATGGCCATGCTCATCCAGGAAGTCGCGTACCTCGCGCACCATGCGCAGGCCCTGCCACTGCATCCCGTTGGAGGCCTTGGTGGTGAAGCCCTTGGCCTTCATAGCGCTGGTGAAGCCCCTCTGCGTCCAGTCAGGGCCGCCGGTGGCCTTCGCCCAGGCCTTGAACAGCTCATAGAGGTGGGACGACTGCGCCCGCGCCTCCGGCTCCGGCAGCGCACACAGGCGCAGGAAGGAGGAAAGCGGATCGCTGTCATCCTTGTAATCGGCCGACGCCGTGGTGACGTCCTCCGGCTCGACGAAGCCATGCTCCATCCAGTCCAGCAACCCCTCCACCATCCACGCCAGGATGCCTGCAAATTCCTTTTTCAGCTTCGCCGGCAGGTCGCGATCGCGCTCATGCGGCTCCAGGTGCGATTCCCACAGCAGCACCTTCACGCGCCGCCAGATCCCCTCGGTGCCACGCGGGATGTTGGGCATCTCGTTGCACCACAGCGTCCATTTGAAGATCGGGAAGAATCGGAAGAAGCTGCGGAAATTGTCGCGCACGTTCATGCCGTCGCCGCCGGTCACGGTGTTGATCAGCGCCTCGTTGATCTTGGCGCCCACCGGCACCTCGCCCGATGTCAGGAAGCGCACGCCGGGCAACCGCACCAGGTCGGGCGTGGCCGCGTCGCCGCGCTTCTTGCCGCCCTCGTCCAGGAAGGTCTCGACATTGATGATGTCGCCATAGTCGCCGATCGCGTCGCGGCACGCATTGCCGAAGGTCGATTTGCCGTTCGCCGCGGTCGGGCCCCACCAGATATGAAAGATCTGCTCGCCGGTGTCGCCGGTCAGGTTATAGCCCATCCATTGCTTCAGATAGCGCCGACGCTCCGCCTTGGGCTGAGCCCAGTCCACGAACTTGAGCCATTCGGTGGCCTGGCCCGCCGCATCGGCATCATAGTCGCACGCCGCGATCTTGGTCAGCATGTCGGCGCGATCGTGCCGGCGCAGCTCGACCCGCGCCGGCCCTTCCTCGTCCGCCCGCATGAAGTGTAGCGTACCGTTCTGGCAATTGAGCACCATCGGATTGGTATCGAAGGCGCTCAGCTCCACCGTACACCAGCGCTTGGCCAGGTTGGCGATGCAGCCGATCCGGCCGGAGCCTTCCGAAGCCCGGCCCCATTTGCCGATCAGCCCGGACAACAGCACCGCCGCGCCATTCTTATAGTCCACGACGCTGTCCAGCCCGTCATCATGCGCGCCACTGTCGAGATGCAGCCGCTGGTGCCATTTCTCGCGCTGTGGGCTCTCGTCGGTCACGAGCACGCCCGGATCGTCGACGCCGGTATCGCGGATGAAGCCCGCCTCGCGCTGGATGCCCCGCACGGTCTCGAACACGCTGGCCATCACCTCCGCCGGCGTCACATCCTTTTCCTGGTTCAGCACCCGATACCGGCGCCCGTCCCAGCCCAGCCAGCCCTTGGCCGTGGTATAGAGATAATCCCGGCCGAAGCGCGCGAACCAACGCTCGGCATTGCCCATGTCGGTGCGCTGGAAGGTCGCGCACTTCATGTCCAGCAACATGCCCGACACGTCGAAATTCCACCGCATGCCGGCGTCCCACGCCTTGTCGATGTCGCCCTGGTCGATCTCGTCGCACCCGTCGATCGCCGCCTGCAGCACCGCGCGACCGGCCTCCTCCTCGATCAGGCCCGCCGCCACCCGCCGCGCGATGTCGCGCGCCATGGGGCAGATCGCCCTGGGCTCGTCGGGCAGCCGCTCATACCAGCGCTCCAGCCAGGCTGCCGCCACGCGCTTCAGCAGCACCTGCACCCCCGGCCCCTGATCGGTCAGAGAGGCGCCCAAGCTTCCATCCGGAAGCATCTCTTCTTCTGACAACCCGGGGGGCGGCGGGGGGAAGGCCGCGTCGAAGCGGCGGCGCCATTCCGCCAGATATTGCGCCCGGGTCTCCACGTCGACGATCTTGCCGGCAAGGCCCGCGAGCCGCCGCCACAGCGTGGCCTTGCCCTCCGGCGTCACCGCCCAGGGCGTCTGCAGCGCCGCGTCCCAGATGAACACGTCCAGCGGCCGCGCATCGGCCAGCACTGCCTCGATGCCGGCGCGGCCGCCGCCCTCTTCCTCCGGCCGGCGCGCCATGTCGTCGGGGTCCAGTCCCTCGGGCAGCATCGCGATCGACAGCGTGCCGCCGGGGCCGACGCCGGGCAACGCCGTCTCGCACGCGCGCACCGCCGCCTTGCGCCCGGCCGCGTCGCCGTCGAACAGCAGGATCGGATTGTGGACGGTGCGCCATGCCCGCGCGATCTGCTCTTCCGTCAACGCCGTACCCATGGGCGCGACCGCTTCGGCGATGCCGACCTGGTCCAGGCCGATGACATCGAAATAGCCCTCGACGACGATCAGCCGCTTGGCCTCCCGCGCGGCCGGGGCGGCACGATGCAGGTTGAACAGCATCCGGCCCTTGTCGAAATGCTCCGACGCCGGGCTGTTGATATATTTGACGTCCTGCTTCGCCACGGTCGCCCGCGCGCCAAAGCCGACGCAGCGGCCCCGCGCATCATGGATCGGGATCATGATCCGCGCGCGGAAGCGGTCGCGCAAACCATCCCCTGCATCCATCAGCAGGTCGGCCGCCTGCAGCGCGCCGGCGCCGGCACCACAGGCGGCGACCGACAGACGCGAAGGCGCCAGGCCAAGCCCGAACCGCGCGATCGAGGCGATCGACACGCCCCGATCGATCAGCAGCTCGCGTCCCGGCACCGACGCCTGCAGCTGGTCGCGATACCATGCGGCCGCCGATCCCAGCACGTCATGCACATTGGCGATCGCCGCCTCGCGCGCCGCCATCTGCGGCGTGGGCGCCGGCACATCGACGCCGGCCGCGTCGGCCAGATCCTTCACCGCCTCGATAAAGGAAAGCCCGCGCTGGTCGGTCAGCCAGCGGATGGCATCGCCATGCGCGCCGCAACCGAAGCAGTGATAGAAACCCTTGTCGTCGTTGATCGTGAAGCTGGGCGTCTTCTCGCCATGGAAGGGGCAGCACGCCTTATATTCGCGGCCCGCCTTCTCGATCTTCAGCGTCGCACCGATCAGGGTGGACAGGGTGGTGCGGGCGCGCAGCGCGTCCAGAAATGCAGGCGATAGAGACACGAATACCCACCCCGAAAATCAGGCAAAAACACAGTTAATGAGAGGCTGACTGACTAGCTGCCCGGCGCCGGCTGCCATGAGTGCGGCGCCCACATCGAACAGCGGACCTTTCCATGATAGCCGCACTCATGGCAGCCGATCCCAATGTGACAATTGTTCCTTCCATCGAAGGAGTAGTAGGACGCCATGCCGCCATATTCCCCCGCCGAAAAACATCCTGAGCAGGACTGAGTCCAGGATACAGCACTGAGCAGGATCAGCTTTTTGTCATCGAAATCCGGACCGATCGCATAGGAGCGGCGCCGATCAAGCCGCTGGCCGGCGAACGCCTCAGCCTCTTTCCACTCGCACGCGCGAACTTCCATCATCCCGCCCCCATTTCATTCCCGCCGACGATCGCGCGGATCTGCGCCATCAATGTCGTCGCCCGCGCCACGTCGCGCCGGCCGGCGCCGGTGCATTCCATCACGATCTGCGTCAGCTCCTGCACCTTGCGCGCACGGCGATAGATCTCGCCGGCCGACAGATAGCCCGGAGCATCGGTGTCGAGGCGCCCGGCGCCGGTCACAGCAGCGGTCTCACCACGGCGGCCGGATCGAGCGGCAAAGCCTCACCCCGCGACAGCGCGAAAGCCGTGCATCCCGGACCACGATCGCCCATCACCCACTCCTGCGGATAATCGGGGTCATCGACGGGGTAGACAAAGCTCCGCGTCAGGATGTCGCACGCATCACCATCCTCGTCGGACCAGCCATTGCGGCTGCACACGGCGCACCATTGCGCGATGAAGATATCGCCTTCGGTCCCGTTCGAGGGGCGATAGGGGCGCACGTCAGCCATTCGCCGGCCCTTCCTGAACGCCTGCAATCTTGCTCACCTGCTCGTTATGCCGGCGGATCGCCATCAGCTTGTTGTCGCCCGGCCCAAGGTAATTGCAGTCTTCGCATTCGACGTGCCAAGTGTAAGGTGCCCAATCTCCATAGGCGAACATGCTCATGTCATCATTGCCGCAGTCTGGGCATGGTTTGATCTTCGGATAAGCCATCCCCGTCACACCCGAAACGGCATGAGGACATACAGCCGCTGCGAATCCTCCGCGTCCCGCCACAGCGTCGGCGTGGCGGCGTCGCCGAACATCGCCTGCGTCAGCGCCGCCGCCTCGGTATCGTCGTCGGCCTTGCGCCCGTGCAGCTGCCCCAGAACGTCCAGCAGATATTTGCCGTTGAACCCGATGGTCAGCGGCTCCGCATCATATTCGCATTCCAGTTCCTCGAACGCCTCGCCCTTTTCCGGCGACACCACCCGCAACCGGCAAAGGTCATGCTCCAGGGAGAGGCTGACGACCTTCGTCTTGCCGTCGGCGATCGTCAGCACCCGGTCGACCGCCTGCGCCAGCAGCTTCGGGTCGATCCACAGCGCCCGGTTGTTATCCGTGGGGATCACGCGGGTATAATCGGGGAACGTCCCGTCGATCAGCTTCGACGTGATCGATATCGTGCCGAGGTCCACATGGATCTTGCCCTGGGAAAGCGCGATCTCCACCGGCCCGGCATAATCGTCCAGCAGGTCGGCCAGCACACCCACCGTCTTCCGCCCTACGATCATGTCGGCCATGCCGGCGGCATCCTCCGGCGCCTCGAAATCATAGCGGGCAAGCCGACTGCCGTCCGTCGCCGCGGCGATCAGCCTTTCGCCGGGCAGGTGCAGGAAGATGCCGTTCAGATAATAGCGTACATCTTCCGTGCTGATCGCTGTACGCACCGCGTCGATCGCCGCGGCCAGGTCGACGCTGGCCAGCGTGAACTGCACGTCCCAGCTGGCAGCCTTCATCAGCGGAAAATCCTCCGCCGCCAGCGTCGGCAGCGTGAAGCGGGATCGACCGGCGGAAACCACCGCCTTACCGTCCGCCAGCTTGATCGTCGCGATCGCGTCCTCGGGCAGCTTGCCCGCGATGCTGGAAAGCGTCGCCGCATCCACGCAGAAGCTGCAGGCATGCCCCTTGCCGGGCGCCGCAAGGTCCAGCTGCTGCACCATCTCCAGGTCCATGTCGCTGGCGCGCAGCGTCATGGTGGAAGGCCCGGCCGTCACCAGCACCGATGACAGGATCGGGATGGTGCTGCGCTTCTCCACCACCTTGGTCATCGCCTTCAACGCCGCGCGCAGCGGCTTTACTGCTATTTCGATCATCAATGCCTCCGGAATGCGATGCTGCGGTCGGACTGCCAGCACAGCGCGCAGGTCGCGCAGCAGTCGGTGGCCCCGGTCTGTGCGGGGCATGTGATGGCCAGCGGATCTTCGCCCCAGCCATCGGCCTGGTCCGCGTCCAGCAGCCTGCTGGCATGGGTCGCGCCCGGCCGGCCGGAAAAGCGCATGGCGAAACGGTCCCACCGTTTGCGCGCCAGCGCGTCCAGCTGCTGGCCGATCGGGTCGCACACCGGGTCGCGTGCGGTGAAGCCGAACACATGGAGCGCGGGAAAGGCGAACAGTGCATCCTCCCACAGCGTGGCGTAATCGGTGGAATAGAAGTCGCCCAGCACATGCAGCCGCACCAGGAACCCGCCGGGATGCGCCGCCTGCAGCGCGCTCAGCTCCAGCCACAGCGCCGCTTCCAGCGGGGCGCCGGCGACGATCCGCTCTGCCGCCTGCATATTATTGCCATAGCATGCCGCCCACGCCGCGCAGCTGCGCGGGCAGGTCGCCCGCTCCTCCAGCGTCAGCGTCAGGATCGGCCATCCCAGCCTGTGCCCCTTGGCCACCTGCTTGCCGATCTTGCGGCTCTGCAGCCCGGATTTCAGCACCCGCTGCACCTCGCCCGCATCGAACACGCGGGAGGGAAAGATGGTGCGCCCGTCCCGCCGCGCGGGGTGCAGGGCAGACAGGCTGATGCCATGCCCGCCCGCCGCGACCGACGCATGCCGGCGCAGCGCGGAACGCTTCATGCCCCCACCCCGTCGCTGTCGTCCAGCGCTTCGGCCCTGGCTTCCTCTAATGCATCGCGAATGGCGTTTTCGGCGGCTGTCCGCATGTTGATGTCGGGTTCCGTCGCCTTGGCGCGATTGATGTCCGCCGCCCATTCCTGCTGCGTGCCCCCCCCCATCACCACGGCAATGAAGTCGATCGCCGCTTCGTCGAACGGCCGGGGCAAGGCAGCGACGGCCGCCGCGATGCCCGGAAAGATCGTGCCGAAATAGCGCAGCGGCTGCCCGGCGAACGCCGCCCCGCCGATCGCCAGCGCCCGGCGCAACACCGCCTCGCCATCGCGCCGATACACACGCTGCAGGCCGCCCACATTCACCACCTGGCCGGGCTTCAGACTGTCATAATTGGTCGTCCTGCCCAGGGAGAGGCCGGCCGCCTGCAGCGCATGCTCGATCAGCACCGCCTCCTCGTCACGCGCCTGCAGCGCCGCCTTGAACAGGTCCAGCGCGGTCAGCGGCCGGCGCTGCTGGTTGAGCGCCACGAACGACGCCGCCTCGTCGGCCGCGCTGACGGACGACACCACCACGCAGGGCAGGTCATAAATGTCATGGCGCATCCGGGCGGCGGCAAGCCGGTGCTGGCCGTCGATCACCCACAGCGATCCGTCGTCGCGCTTGGCCACGGTCAGGGGCTGGCACAGCCCCCAGTCCCAATGCATGGCGATGCGCCGCACCAGGGACTGGCTCGGCCCCGTGTCGATCGACCGCTGATAGCTGGCGTCGATCTGCAGCTGCGGGATCGGCCGGAACTCCAGGCTGGGCCGCATGCCCCGCTGCGGCTGCACCTTCAGGCGCGCGGTCGCGGCCCGGCTCATGCGTCCTGTCCTTCGGCGTCCTGCGCCGCGCGATATTCCGCCCAGACCTCGATCGTCGGCCAGTCCTGCCCGATCGTATCGGCATGCTCGATCAGCGCGGCCAGGCTGTCGTCACCCTGCTCGGCCATGCAGGTATCGTCATCTTCCTCCGGTTCCTGCACGTCCCAATATTCGCCGTTCGCCCAGCGGAAGAAGTCCAGGCCATCGACATTCACCACCGCCGGCGGCGGGTCCATCGCCAGCAGCTCGGCCTTGCGCCCGTCCAGGGCAGCGGCGGCCTCCGCCTTCTCCCGCTCCTTCGCCTGCGCGCGGATCTGCGCCTCCGCCTCGTCCAGCAACAACTGCTTCTCAGCCGCGTCCATCTGCGCATCGATCTCGGCCGGCGTCACCAGTACCTCCATGCCGATGCCGTAACATTCGCCGATGCCTTCCACCTCTTTCGACCGCCACAGGTCTGGCCGGCTCGTATTCCAGAACTGGCGTCCCTCGACCTTCCCGGCGCGGACAGTCTTCGCCGCCAGCCATGCCGCGACCGATCGCACCGTCTTCACCCGCCGCTCCGCCGCAATCTCCTCCGGCGTCTTTTCAGGCTGCTCCTTGCCCGGCGGCGGGATGACCGTTTCCAGGTCGGCGGCAGGCACGAAGAAGCGATCTTCCAGCCTCATCGCACCGCCGCTGCCGACGCTGGCGATACGATAGATCTCCATGCCGGCGCTGCTCGCCTTGCCCAGCAGCTTGTCATAGCCGGGCAGATTGTAGCGATAGCCCTTGTCGACCAGCTTGAACCCCTTGGGCGGCTTCGGCGCGGAACCACCACGGACGCCCGCCGGCACCAGGATGTTCATCGTGGTCGGATGCGCCTTGATCGCTTCGGCCAGCAGCAGGCGGACGGCTTCGGGCACCTTGTCCCGCGCGATATCCAGCACAAGATGGCCGTCCTTCAGCTTGCGATTGCCCCATCGCTCGGCATCGCCGAACAGGTCGTCCTCATAGCCGCCGCCGGCCGCCTCATAGGCCTGCGTGCCGATGAACTTGAACAGCGCGTCCGATGTCGTCATCTGCGCGCCCTGATAGGCGGCAACGATGCTGTACGGCTTGTGCGGCTTCCAGCCTTTCTTCGCCTCCGCGCGAAAAACCTTCACCTGCAACGCCCGGTCCTGCGACCCCGCATAGGCCATCGCCGCATCGATCGTCATCTTGCCTTCGCGCAGCGCGTCCAGGATCTCGTCGGCCAGGCCCGCCAGCCGCAGCCGCTGCTTCACATAGCGCTCGGAAAATCCGAACCGCTTGGCCAGATCCGCCGGCGACAGCGTGCCCGGTTTCATCAGCGTTTCGAACGCCGCGAATTCGTCGGCCGGGTTCATATCCCGCTTGCCCAGATTTTCGGACAGCGACAGGTCCACCGCCTCCGCCTGCGCGCGGATCAGCACCGGCACCGGCCAGTCCGCGTCGATCTCGCCCCGCTCCGCCAGCAGCGCCAGCGCCTGCAGCCGCCGCCCGCCACCCACGATATAGATCGTGCTGTCGTCCACGCGCGGATTGAATGGATAGCCGATCAGCGACTGCAACAGCCCCTTGGCGGCGATGTCGTCGGCCATGCTTTCGATGTCGACGGCACTGTTCGTCTTGCGTACATTCTCCGGCGCGCGTCGCAGCCGCCCGAAGGGAACGGGCGTGATGCTGGACGGCGCGATGCCACCACTTGCGGGCATATTGGGTGCAGCCGGCACCGTGTCGGCGTCCGGCTGCACCTGTGCGACCCGGGCGGGCTCGGAAGCCTTGGGCTCCGCCGGCGGGGATTTCGTCTTGGTCTTCGCGCTGCCTTTCGGGGCAGGCGCCTTGGGTGATGGGGTCGTCTTGGGCGCCGCCGTCTTCGGGGCAGCGGATGCTGTCTTGGCTGTCATGGCACTTCCCTGTTGCTTGGCCTGTCTTGTTTGGCCTGATGGCGGCGCCCCGCTCTCGGGGTCGCGGTTATGGATATCGGCGATCGATGTCGGGCGGCGGAGGCGCTGAAAGGGGGACGCCCCCGCCACCCTGACCGCCGGAGCGGGGCTTGCTGTTTACCCCGGCGATGTTGGGTTGCTTCTCACGGTCGATAAGCCGATAGCGCACAGACTTTTTGCCGTTCATGTCGACATATTCAGCAAGTCCCGCGTCGATCAGCGCGCGGCATGTTTGCGGCAAGAACGGCGCCTGCTCGCCTTGCGCGAGCAAGTACCGGCCGCCACCGTTGACCCGCACGACAGCGGCGTCACCGCCATGCTGCTGCATCCAGCGAAGCGCGCGCTTCATAGCATCGGTTAGAGTGATGCTGCTCATGCCTGACCGCCGGAACTGGGTTCGCTGTTCACCCCGACGATGTAGGATTGGTGCTCGCGGTCGATCTCGTCGGCCCAGCGCTCGGCCTGGTCGAAGTCGATCGCACAGATTTCCGCCAGATCGGCCAGCATCACGCGGCCCACCTGATTGTACCGCGCCGCGAAATGGCGGCGGGTGATGACATGGTCGATGAAGCTCATGCGGCACCCCGCAACAGCGTGCCCGCCAGATGCCGCATCGCCAGCGCATTGGTCAGCGCGTCGCGCAGCCGGTCGGCCTCTTCCTCGCTCAGCTCCGCCATGCCGTCGGGCGTGGCGATCAGCACCTGGCGCGCCGCCGGGCGATAGACCGCCATCACTGCATCGGGCAGCCGCCAGTGCTGGCGCCGGGGCAGGCCATTGAGCGCCCGCAGATGCTCCATCCGCCCGAACCGCAGGCATTCGGGGCAGAACAGATGCGCGCCCTCCATCGGCACGAACAGCATGTCCCACCCGGACGGCAGCGCCCCTTCCGGCACGCCCTGATGCATTTCGGTGCAGCTGCTGCACTGGATCATGTCGTCGCTCATAAAGCCCCCCGCACGGTCGATTTCCCCGTGGCGACGATCGTCACCACCCGGCGCTGCTTCGGCCCGATGTTGCGCGCCATGATCAGCCCGCCGGCAATCAGCTGGTTGAAGACGTAGCGGGCGGCCTCCGCGTCCTTCAGCCCGATCTCCCGGGCCAGTTCGGCATTGGTGCGCGCGGGCAGCTGGTGGACGACGCAACGACGCAGGATGGCCAGCATCCGCCCCGCCGGCGTCTCGGGCTCCGGGTCGGCGCTCTTCCTGCCCGTGCTGCCCTGCGCCCGCGCCGGGTTGCGCCGCACCGCGAAATATTCCCACACGCCGCCCACCTTGCGCTGGTGCGTGCGGATCTCGCCCTGCGCCGTCAGATCGCGGGCATACACCGCCACGTCGCGCTGCTGGTCCAGCACCGCGCCGGTCGCATAGACCCGCTCGTCGCCGGCATCCGCGCTGGTCAGCCACGCCTCGAAATCGGCCATGGAGATAGACATGCACAATGGCCCGATGGCGTACCGGTCGCGTGGCTTCACCGTTGTATCTGCCCCCGTTTCGAACATCATTTGCCCCGGCGATCCTTCCCGGCGGCCCGGCCGCCTGCAGGCGTGCGCGCAGCCAGCGGCTCCAGCGACATCCGCATCGCCACCGCCGTCGCGATCAGCTCTTCCAGCTTGCTGTCGATCTCCGCCGCTTCGGCGGGGCTGATCTTCGCGCCCATGTCGCTCGCCACATGCACGGCATCGCGCACCGCGTCGGACACGTCGCCCAGTTCCCCGGCCAGCTCCACCACGCCGGAAACGATGCTCCCGCCGTCGCCGTCCACATCGGGCAACCGCACGAACACCCCGCCGCGCTGCTTGCACAGCCAGCTGGTGACATGCGGCCACCCAGGCAGGCCCACGGTGCGGTCCTCAAGGCTGTCGATCAGGTCCAGCGTCGGGAACTCCGGCACATTGGCCAGCCCCATGTCGCTGATCTTCTGCCGGCGCACGCCGCTTTCGATCGCGGCGGCCTCCTGCCCGCCAAAAGCCTTCACCAGCGCCTTGAACGCCGCCTTGCCCGATTGCTGCTCGGGCGAGAGGGCGACTACCCGGCTCATGCGCCACGCCCTCCGGGGGCGCCGGTTGTGCCGACGCCCCCTTCGGCTATCGTGTCGGGACCGAATCGACCACGAAGGGCTTCACAATGGCTGAAATCGTCATCATTCCCCGCACCAGCAACGATCTTGAAGTTGGTGCTTTCCGGGATACCGCAGGAAATCCGTGCGTGGGGCTCAACTTCAAGATGGCGAACGGTGATCACACTGTCGTCACCCTCAGCCTGCCCTTTTTCGTGGCCTATGCTGACCAACTGGCGCATGCGGCTGCGCAGTTCTCCCGGGATGAGTATTGGCGCGACGTTCCGAAGTGAACGCCCTGCGTCGGTCCAGGGGACAATCTTCATCACGCGGTGCCCCCTTCTTCCTGCGCAGATGCGCGGGGCGCCTCCGTCACAAACATCAGAAAGGCTTCGGCGCGACCAACGATGGTCCGATGATCGGACGGCCCGGTGCGCACCGCCAGCTCAAGGCAGGCGAGACGATAATCCCGCATTTCACCCGAACTGATATTGCTCGATCCCGACATCACCCGACCTCGCTTTCCGAAGAACAATTTTGATTGAAAGGATGCCCACATGCCCGAGTGGAAACAGAATGAAGCGGGGCAGGTTGACCTAAAATCTCTGGTGGGATGGCGAACGGAATTGATCCCGATGGTAGGTCTGCTCCAAATTCAGTACGCAGAGAGCGACGAAGACCTTCATACTGGCGGCGCAGTTCTTCAATTGGCCATGACCGCTGAACAAGCATTTCTGCTTGCGAAAGATCTGATGGAAATGCTCGACCGGCTGGAACAGCAGCCGATCGGCACGAAGCAATAGCGATCCGCTGCCGCAGCATTTCGCGCGCACCAGCGTCGACCGATCCAGCCATCACGCCGCCTCGCTTGTCTGGGCGGCAAGATCGCCGCTTTTGCCGGGCGACGGGGATTGCTGCGGCGCGGTATCCGTCAGGGTATGAGCAACGATGAACTCTCGAACCTTGGCGACCGTTTGGGGCCACAGCCGGCGCTTACCCCGCACGTCACGCACAAAATGCGGGTCGCCCATGGCGCGCCGGCCAAAGGATGTTTCGGTCATATCCGACAGCGCCATGAAGGCTTCGATTTCGGCGACCAGTTCAGGGTGATGCTGAGACATGCCCGATGACTAATGTAGGACATATCCTACCGTCAAGCGCTAAATGTAGGATAAGTCCCAATCTAGCTTCGCACCCGTCATTGTGGGAAGCCTCCCACATGGTCGAGGGAATTTCAACACTCCAGCATTTTGTCGCACGGGCGCTCGCCTTCGCGCCACAGAAGCGTGATTTTTATGACAGTCTCATTCAGGAGCGGAGCAACACCAAAGGCAAGCCGATCTATGATATCCAGCGAGGCAAGAGCAAAAAGCCAAATGCAGAAACCTTGCGCCTGATTGCTGAAGTGCTGGAACAGCCCTACGAACTGATTTCAAAGGCTGCGGCCGGTTTTTCGGTTGAACCTTCTCGCATCGCCCCCGACGTGCCGCCGACGATGCAGAGTGATGACGATACCGTCGAAATCCTTTCAGTCGATCTCTCCTTCTCCATGGGGCCAGGCACGTCGATCGACGACTATATCGAGGAAACGCCGGTACGCTTTGGCATGTCATTCCTTAGGGCCATCACGCGATCACCCTTTGAGCGTCTGCGCCTTGCGCGGGGGGTGGGCGACAGCATGTTTCCTACGCTGGTCGGCGGCGATGTCGTCCTGATCGATACGACGCAGCGGATGCTGAACAAGCAAGACGGCGTTTATGCGATCTCAATCTACGGCGCTGCAGCGATCAAGCGGCTGCGAACGATCGGACCACAAAGGATCATGGTCAAGTCCGACAACCCACGCGTGGACGACCAGGAGGTCGATGCGGAAGACCTCATCATTGCTGGTCGGGTCATCTGGTTTGGGAGAGAATTGTGAAATGTCGCGCATTAACGCTGTCAGCCGTGATGACGCTGGCGATTGCGGGCTGTAGCAAGGCGGCATCCCTTGAGCGCGAATATGCCAATGCCAAGAAAGTGGCAGGATCAGAAACCATTAGGTGCAAGATCGCTCGGGAAATTCAGGAGGAATATATACGGAGCGGTGATGCCGCTTCTGCGCAAGGATGGGGCACTACCGCCAGATTTGATTGCTCCATAAGCCGCCTGCGCATCTGAAATCACCAGAGCTCAACCGAAGTGCAGATCTCGATCTTCTTAGCCGGGGCCAGCTATCCCAATGAACGCGGCCCCTCACGCCGCTTCGAAATAGCAATATGCCAACCCGGCGAAGCCGTCGAGCTTCGACCTGAACCGAACAATCCAGCCGATGCCCGAGCGATCGCAATCTATTCCCAGCGCAATGTGAAGATGGGTTACGTCCCGGCAGAGCGCGCAGCATTGATCGGAACCTACCTACGGCGGGGCCGAATCACCGACGCACAGTTTCAGTGCGCTACCAAAGCTGGTGGATACATACGGCTCGCCCTTGATGGCGCGCTTATCGTTCTGCCGCCCCCTGCGGATGAAAACACACCCTCGGAATTCTGGCCGGACTTCATCCCGCCGGATGACTGAATAGGGCATTTCCTACTTTTGATTTGACTTTGTAGGATGTGTCCTACTATCACCCTTCCGTCACCAACGGGAGGCCCCCATGCTCAAGGTCGAAACCACATTCCCCTTTCCCGGCTCCATCGCCGCCTATGAAGGCATGCGCTGGCGCATCATCAGCCACAATGCCGATGGCACCGCCATCATCGGCCGGGATGGCCCCAGCGCCAGCTTCACCCGCCGCGCCCCACTCGCCGACCTGATCGACCCGGCGGAGGTGGACGAGAACGCCCGCATCACCCTGTGCGACCTGGGCAAGGCGACGCAGAAGCTGTGCATCTTCATCGAAGAGCATCTGCGCGGCCGCAATGAAGTGACACTTGGCCTGCTGGCCCAGGTGCTCGCCTTCACCGCGCGCAAGGGGATCATCCCCGGCCACCGCGACAACGCCCACATCGCCCAGTGCCTGAGCGCCCTGGGCTGGCGCAAACAGGGCTATGCCGGCCAAGGCGCCCTGCGCAGCCCCGTCTACGTCCGCCCCGCCGTGATGGAGAAGGCGGCGTGACCGCCACCGAACCGCTGCGCCAGATCTCGGAAGCCGTGGTCGATGCCGTCGCCACCCTGCGCCGGGCGCACGCCGAACTGGCGCTGGCGGAAGCGCGTCGCAAGGCGGCAAGGACTGAACTGGATGCAGCCATCAAGGCTGCCGACGCTGCGGCGGGCAGCATGATGGCCGCACATGAGGCTCTGTCGGAGGCGATCCAGCAATGAGCACCACCCGCCTCTCCCCCCTCACCGCGCTGTGCATCGGCACCGTCTCCGCCGCGATCGTCGTCGGCGGATGGTGCGCCATGATCGCGCTGTGCAAATGGATCGCATCGGCATGAGCAACCAACCAACCGAGATCACGGATGCGGATCGGGAGGCAGCGCTTGCGTTTCGCCTTTACATTCATTCTCTTCCTGAGGAGGATTACCGCGCCAAGGAGCTTCGCAGAAAGATCCTGAACGGCGAATGGGACGATAAGGAGGCCGTCCAAGCCTTCACCCGCCACCGCATCGCCCACGCTACCCCCGCACAGCGTAGCATCCCAGCGCAAGAAACTGCGTTCTCTCCGGCGGGGGAGACGGTGCGGGAACGGGCGGCGGAGGCAATTGCTCGCGTTCTCGGCATCGACATTTTCGAGCGCTGCCCCAGCGAGGACAGCGACGGGGATATCGGATGCGATAGCTCGTCCTGCCCCGGTGCGCTGACAGAAGATCACGACACGGAGGAGCATCTGGAGCGCATCTACCGCATGGCCGATGCCGCCCTTTCCGCCGCAGGCCAGTAGTGACCGCCGCCCTCGCCCGCATCGCCCAGGAAGAGCGCAAGCGCCGCGCAGCTGCATGGCAACGCGAGATCGCGCGAGCCACTGGCGAGAAGGCGCGCACGCTGCAGGCCCGCGCCCAGGCGGACGACGCCATCTGGTCGTCGATCGCGGAGGCCGCGCGCATCGGCTTTCGCTACTGCGATGCCGACACGGCCTGGCGCAGCCTCTGCGCCACCCTTGCCGCCGCGATCGCCATGCACGACGCCGGCAAGCTGCCCCGCGCCAAGGTGCAGGATCTGATCGCCCTGCGCGATTGGTTCTGGACATGGGCGCCGAAGGACGCCGCCGGCGATCGACCGAACGAGGCGAAGGCCGCATGAACGCCATGACATCCCAGCCGGCCCTGATGACCGAAGAACAGGCCGCCACATGGCTCAGCATTTGCCCGCGCACGCTGCGAAAGCTGCGCACTGACGGCAAAATTCACTACGTCTTGATCCGGTCGTCCGTTCGCTACACCATGGACGACCTTGCCCGCTTCGTCGAAAGTGCCCGCACATGCCAGTCTATCAACGCGAAGGCTCCCCCTACTGGTGGTACAGCTTCTCGATCGATGGTCGCCGATTTCGAGGCAGCACGGGCTGCACGACACAGAAGCAAGCGAAGATCGTAGAGGCCGAGAAATTCCAGGACGCGGTCAAGCGCCCGGGAAAGAACGACCAGTGGCGGCTGCGCGAAGTTCTGGGCACCTATTGGTCCGAACACGCCTGCAACGTCGAGAGCGCCAGCGACATCTTCTTCCATTTCGAATTGCTCAGCGAATTTCTTGGCCGCGACCTGCCGATCGACCAGCTCACCAACGCGCTGCTGATGGACTATCGCGGCGCGCGACGCGGCGGATCGATCAAAGCCACCGAGGCGATGAAGGAAGGCCGGCCCACGGCGTGGAACCGGCGCATGGTGACGGCGCAGGGCTTCATCCGCGCCGTCAAGCCGCAGACAGTCAACCGGGATCTGGCCCACCTGCAGGCGGCCATCGGATGGGCGGCCGACGTTCACGGCAAGACGGTGCCGCAACTCAGCTGGAAACGCCTGAAGGCGAAGGAAGCCCCGCACCGCATCCGCTTCGCCGCCGCAGACGAGTTTGCCGCCCTGATGGAGGCTGCCCATCCGGCCATCAGGCCGATCATCCTGTGCGCTGTCACCACCGGCCTGCGCCGCGGCAACATCCTCATGCTCGATTGGCATCAGGTCGACCTGGCCGGCAGCACCATCACCCTGCCCACCGGCAAGGGCGACAAACCGCACCTCGTCCGCATCGCGCCGGTGCTGCGTGCAGATCTCGTCCGCATCGCGCCGGTGCTGCGTGCAGATCTCGGCCGCACCAGGCCGAAGGACCGCAAGGGGCCTGTCTTCGATCTCACCAATTTCAGGAAGCGCTGGCAGGCGGCGGTCAAGGCGGCCGAGCTGACCGACTTCAAGTTCCACGACATCCGCCACACCTTCGCCAGTTGGGCACGCCAGAACGGCGCGGATCTCGCCGACATCTGCGACGCCCTCAACCACAGCAGCGTCAGCGTGACGATGCGCTACGCCCATGTGAAACCGACAGAGACGATGACGGCATTCGACAGGGTCGCGGATTTGCTCCAGGCACAATCCCGGTCACAACCGGCAAAAACAGGCAGCTAA